AAGTGAATGAGAACAAACATATTTTAAACTTAGCTAAAGAAGCACAGAAGTTTAATGAAAATATGTTAAAGGAAAAAGAAAATCTTATTAATGAACTTAATGCTGAGAAAATGGAAAACATAAAGCATTTAAATGAAATTGATAAATTAGAAAGTGAAATTGTCAATCTAAATTATCAGAAACAACTTGATAATGGAACTCTTGAATTTAAAGATATTTTAGAGCCAACTGAGGTGCAAAATGAAGAAAATTAGATTGATTGGTTTAATTCTCTCAGTTGTCATAATTGCAGTAATTTCCGAACTTAATAACATCACGCTGTTTAGTAAGTTTGGTGGTATTACTTTGATACCGGTGCTTTATTTCCTTGTTACATATGTAGTTCCTCATATGGTTAAGGATTATGTTAATGGCTGGAAAGAAATCATTGACGATAAAGAAGTGTGCTTTACCAAGGATGCATATTTAACAAGATGTATCGAAGAAGCTACAGGTGAAAAAGTAGAAACACTTGAAACAACGGCAGAGGGTGAAGAAGTAAATGACTAATTTTGAAAGAATCAAAGAAAAAGATATTAGTGAGTTAGCACGATTTATGGCATATACAACTACTTGTGATATATGTCCGAACTGCAACTGTAAAGGTACTAGTATCGAAAGTCCACCTATTTCTATATGTGTTCGTAGCTTTAAGAAGTGGCTAGAAAGTGATGAAATATGAAGGTCATAGAAGAAACACAAGACAGATTTGGCAGATACCCTATTATTTTCAAGGGTAAAAATGTCAAATTAGAGGATATTCACGATTGGCTTTTCTCTCATTATCAAGGTTATAAATTTGCAATAGTTATTGATGAAACTATTGATGAATTTGAAGAACAATTCACCAAATTGGTGTATGTTTATTTTCTTGATGAAATAAAAGAAGAGTTAGAGGCTTATTGTAAATAAGCAAGTTACAGGCAAGTTGAAAATACTAGTGTTTAAGCTAGTTATTATGATTTTGCGACCGACACAAATGACGGTGGCAAGTTAATTGGGGTGTAATTTTAAATATGGATAAATTTAATCAATTAGAAGAACTAGACAGACTAGCTTATAGTTTTGGCAATGTGGATAAAATGATGATGTCATCATTACATTTTGAAGAGAGAGCATATGTAACTACTCTTGCTAGTCTGTACATGATGTATGACCTTGTAGGCGTACATATAAAAGATAAGGTAGTTAAGATTAAGCAAGATGCCTTGAAAGACTACAGAACTATACATAGTGAGTTGTATTTTGAAAGGCTGAGTTATCAGCAGTGGCAACAGTCAATCAAGGCTACGGAAAGACAGACTAGAGAGCTTACAGAAACTCTTAAAAGTGGTGACTTGCAGAAGTCGCTAGAACTAGCACTAGAAGTTATAGATACATTATTGAAAGAAAACACGCTAGTGAATATGTATAGAGCAGTGATGCAAAGTGCTGTTACTGATGATGAAATAGATTCAGCAGTAAAAAACTATGCTGTTGAGCATAATCTTGAATTGGATAGTAAAGAGATAGAGAAGATAGTATATAGGTTTATCACAAGTCTAGGTACATCAGAAGATTTGTTGTGTTTCAAATCTATGACTAAAGAAGAAATTGAAGAGTATTCTAAAAGACTTCCAAAGCGTGAAGTTGACGGTATCAGAACAGAGATTAGTGAAGAATACTTAAAAGCCCTATCAGCTAGTTAAGTTGATAGGGTACATATGGGATTGTTGAATAATTGGTAATTCATCAGATGAACCGTTCGTGTCTGATATGTAAGTTCAAGTCTTACCAATCCCACAACCACCTCTGCAAGTTACTAAAATCAATTTAAGTGTATCTCCTAAGTTCTAAGATAGAAAATCCTTCACGCAGAGGTTTATGCAACAAAGGAGAAGGTTACTACATATTCGTAGTACCTTTGTTGCTACAAGAAATGGAACTGTAGCATAATCGGTAATGCGTTGAAAAATTCGTACATTTCAAAATGCAAGTTCAATTCTTGCCAGTTCTAACACTTCCGTCTGCACATCAAATTGTGATATTCCTTCATTTCATAGATTATATTTTTAGGTTTTTGGATCTCCTGCTTTTAAGTTTAAATTCTTAAGTCCTTCAACGCAGACGGACATAGTCAAGGGAAGGCTACTACTTTTGTAGTACCTTGACTATCACATATGGAACTTTAGCTTAGGGAAAGCGTTGTAAAGATGTTAAGATGCCCATCTGATACATTACAAAGAGTTGGATCATGCCCAACAAGTTCCAGACTGGTTTATTTTCTTGCGTGACTATTTTTATAGATGTTGTAGTAGTCACGCACATATGGAACAATAGCATAATTGGTAATGCGTTAAAGCATCCCTGTACACTTTAAAGATATAAGTTCAAATCTTATTTGTTTCACCAAAGTTGTTAGTGGATTTTAGAATCTCCTAGTTTAAGTCAAAATTATATATAAAAATGTCACCAAACACTAACAACTTAATACAGCGAACAGAATGTTTTAAACTGCTGGTAGTATAAGGGGCGGTGGCTGTGACACTCACCATGTGTCACCCCCTTGTACTATTTTCAAAATGTCCGGCAATAGCATAAGTAATGCACAATATTATCTAGGTGCAAATCCTAGTTGCCGGTCGGTTATCTACCTTTATTTATACTGTTTCGTGGTGGTGCATATCACACACTGCACCACCAAATCTGCAGTGGCCAAGCTGGTGGTTTATTGAGTTCAATCCTCAACTACTGCATACCATTGTGAGCCATTGGCTTATTTCCTTCTTTGATTTTAGGTTCTATCTTTTACGGATAGGACCTAAGGAGAATTAATAATGAAATTTAAATTAGACAATTACAATAAATATAGAAATAACAAAGTTGAATATGATGGCATTATCTTTGATAGCAAGAAAGAAGCTAAAAGATATGCCGAACTAAAATTACTTGAAAGAACCGGAAGAATTAAGGAATTAAGAAGGCAAGTGCCGTTTACCCTTATTCCTAAAATTCTTGATCAGAATGGCAAGTGCCTGCAAAGGGCATGTAAATACTACGCAGACTTTGTTTACAAATTGAATGGGAAGTTGGTTGTTGAAGACACAAAAGGTGTCCGAACAGCTGAATATAAAATCAAAAAGAAACTGATGTTATATCAACATAACATCATTATCAAGGAAATTTAAGAGGTGAACTATGGATATTAAAAAGATAGTTAATATCTGCAAAAAGAAAAGTGCTTTTCGTGTTAATAAAACTAATGACGGTTGCCAATGGTTTGGTGACGGTAAAGCTATGTATCTACTTTCTCCGGATATTCCATTTCTATCTGCTGAAGTTATTAGTGGCTTGTATGAACTCAGCAAAGACAAAGTAGAAGTAGAATATAGGCTTCATTGTTCTTTGTCACCGGGTGAATTAGAATTACTTGCTGACACTACGGAAGATGAAGAAATGTTAGTGCCATTACATATGAATGTTGTTTATGGTGGTACATTGTTATTGCCATTTCGGTCTAGTCAAGGTTTAATACTCATTGATAGTGAGTATTTGAACCCATTAGGAAGTAAACCAAGTGAATTAATGTTTACTTTGCGTGGCGAAAACATTGTTGCAATAAAGAACGGAATGCTTATTACTGCTATAATTAGTGCTTATGATGTTAATAGAGATGATGACTTTACGGAAAAGTTAAAACAGTTGTATAAGCTTAATTCAATCAGCCGAGAAAAAGAGTTTTTGAAAAATAAGAACTTTGATGAAATGGAAGGTACATCAGATGAACAGGAAGAGCTGTGAGGGTTGCCTTTACTATAAAGACGGTAATGGCAGACGAAAGAAAAGCAGTTACGAAAGGTTTTGTCATTACATGATTGATGAAGGCAAGCCAAGAAATTGCGACCCATCAAGTTGTGATAAGAAAGTTATTGATTTACCTATTCCCAGATTGGGAGCATTACCACTTCCAAGAAGGTGATAATGTGAACAGTAGAATAAGGTTATTGACCATTCAAAGGCTTTTGCTGAAGAACGGAAAGACAACTGTTAAAGAGATACAAGCTGAAATTTTCAATTTATATAATGAAAAAGCAGAAAGAAAGGCTATCTATAAAGATATTAGAGCCTTACAGCAGTTTCTTCATATAAATAAGAAGAAAGTAAACGATACGGTTGTTTATATATTAGAAAGGAAAAACAATGAATAAATTATTTCCTATCATTCTTATTTTGTTGCAGTTTTGTGCTTGTATCGGTTATGTCATTAGTAAAGATTATAAGAGATGGCCGTTTATTGGCTATCGGCCGGAATATTAAACGTTTGTGTGACTTTCTAAGTCAAAAAAGGAGATAACTATGGAACAAAAACAAATACCTATTGATATGTTAAGACCTCATCCGGACAATCCAAGAAAGGACCTGGGGGACCTTACAGAACTTGCAGAGAGTATCAAAGCCAGAGGCGTGATGCAGAATCTAACTGTAATACCTAAGTATCACTTAGGTGAAATTGCCTATTATACAATTCTTATCGGTCATAGAAGATGTGAAGCATCTAAGATTGCAGGACTTAAAACATTGCCATGTACTGTTGTTAATGTAATGTCAAAGAAAGAGCAAATAGCAACAATGTTGCTTGAAAATATGCAAAGGTCCGATTTAACACCACTTGAACAAGCTGAAGGCTTTCAAATGATGATTGATTTAGGTGAAGGCATTAGAAGCATTGAAAAGAAAACAGGCTTTTCTGCTACTACAATCTGGCATAGAGTTAAGCTTACTGACTATATAAAACTTGAAAAGTTGAAAAATGTAGAAGATAAGAATGAGTGTCTAAAAGAAATAGGTACTAACAATTTTGACTACACATACAACTCAAAGCTTCGAAAACAAGAAAGAAAAGAAAAGCAGAAGGTTATTAAAAAGGAACTTGAAGATAAAGGGTTAGTTGATATTACTGACGAAGAAAGAAGGTATTTAAAATATGATAATGTTGTAGCTTGTGACTATGCAGATATAGATATAGATGAATTGATAGCTAATGAAAAAGAGCAATTATATTTTGCTTTGTCACCGGCTAGTGCTGATTGGATAGTTATTTATAAGATGAACTCAAAAGCAGTTGAAGACAATGCTGATGAAAGAGAACGGGAAAGAGCAGAACGAAAAAAGATTAGTGATAAGCAGAAAAGAGACAAAGAAATACTTAAAGACAAATTAAGTATTTTGGAAAATGTACGAAATACTGCAAGAGTTACTGTTGATGAATTTGTAAATAGATACACAGGTAATAAAGGTGATGAAAATCTTTTACTAAACTTTATTATCTATTTATAATCGAACTATGGTGTATATTTTGGTGAAAAGTGTAAGAAAGATATTACAAACAATCAAAATAATTATGATTACACTAAAGATACGAATATACGCAGAATTATGTTGTTGTACATAAGAGCATTGTTAACAAATTGGAGATATTTAAAAGACGAAACAGATTATGATTGTTTCTATGATGATGAAGCTGAATATAGGAAAGAATGGGCAAATGTAGAAGCATATATCAATTTTGTTGGATTGCTTGAACAATTAGGTTATCAAGTAGCTGACGAAGAAAGAAGCTATTACAACGGAACTCACGAAGCCTACAGACAAGAAAATTAAATAACAAATAACAAAAAATCTTTGATAGAAAATCATTAAAAAATGACCTATCAAAGATTTTTACTATCACAATAAAATAGAGGTTTGGACCTCTTTGCTGACCTTGTAATGGGTATTAACAACTCAACCACTAGTAAGGATAGATAATCATGAAGAGAAAGAAAAAGCATTACATAGAATATGATTATGAAAATCAAATAGTACAGCAGTATGAGAAAGAAGAGGAAGATACTGTTCTAAGGTTGTTGAAAGATGGTGTCATTAGTCATTGTTACGCAACAAAAGAAATTTTCGCAGGTAATCAACTTGATGTGGAAATCTATCCAGAATTCACACGCAAAGAGAGTTGTACACTAAAACAGAAATTAAAGAAGAAAACTAAGAAAGCAATTAAAGACCTTAATGATAAAAATGCTAGAAAGTATTTCGCTAGACTAGTCAATACAAATTTTACTGATGATGATTATTGCATCACATTGACATACACACCTGACAACCAACCACAAGACTATGAATCAGCACATAAAGATATTACTAACTTTCTCAGAAGGTTAAATCGAAAAAGGAAAAAACAAGGAATACCAAATGCAAAATATGTATATGTGACAGAGAAGAAAAAGAATGGCTATCATCATCACATCATAGTTGATAGTCAATTAGAACTCACAATGAAAGAAGTAAATTTGCTTTGGGGTAAATCAAGAAGAAATGATATTAAGCTATTAGACACAGACGAATTTGGATTAACCGGTATTGCGTTCTACCTTGCTAAAGACCCACAAGGAAGGAAACGCTGGGGAAGTAGTAGAGGTTTGAAAAAGCCAACAGTAAAGAAAAATCATTATAAATTCAGCAAGAAAGACATTAGACAAGCTATCAGCTGTGAATATAACTTAATTGACAAGTTAAAAAAGCTATATCCACAATACACTTTTACAGATGTTGATATTAGATACAATGAAATTAATGCTATGTTTTACATATACGCTAGATTGCGTTTGTAGTATCTGTAACAAAAGTAACACCAAAAAAATAAAACACGCACATATGTACGCACGATAGGAGAAGAAGAGAATGACAATGTCAGAACTACGAGAAATGAGAAAAACTTACCCATCACTAAATCTAGAACTAAGAAGATTACAACAGAAGAAAACGGAATTAATCAAAGAAAATACAGTAACTGATACAGTTGTGGGGTCCTCAGCTGAATATCCTTATACAGCTCATCCAATATCTGTTGAAGGCATTATGCTGACTACAGCAGTAAGAAAGCAGTTAGATAGTATTAATGAACAAATCGATAAGATAATCGATATGCAAAATAAAGTAGATAAAGTTATATCTAGCATATCAGATAATCTTGTTAGATATTCAGTTATGCAGTATGTTGTTGAACAGAAACAATTAACAACAATTTATGATAGCTTAGATTCATACTGTGAAAGTGCAACAGTAGATGCACTTAGGAAAAGAATAGCTAGAGAAATCAAAAAAATATAAAATTTTTTCAAAAAGTGTCCACTTTGTCCACTTTGTCCCATTTTAATATGTTATTATTGAAAATAGAGAAATAGCATAGTAGATATAAAGGCACTGCATAAGTTAAAAAATGTAGTGCTTTTGTAGTATAAGGACGGTGAGGTGTTGTGGCTAAAGTTGATAAGTGGACCGAAGAAAATGGTCTTAAACTAATTGAAGGTTGGGCAAGAATGGGATTGACTGACCAACAAATAAGCCATAATATCGGCATTAGTCGCAAAACACTTTCCGAGTGGAAAAAGAAATATCAACAAATAGATACTGCCATTCAAAGAGGTAAAGAAGTTGTTGATATTGAAGTGGAAAACTCACTACTGCAAAAAGCATTGGGAATATTCAAAACAGTAAAAAAGCCGGTAAAGGTTAAGACTGTTGAATATAAAGATGGTAAGAGAGTAAAGGAAGTTGAGCATATAGAATATGCTGATGAACAAGTATATATACCACCTGATACTACTGCTATGATATTCTGGCTTAAAAACCGTAAACAAGAGAAATGGAAAAATGACCCACAACTTTTAGAATTGCGAAAAGAAGAATTGAAGATAAAGAAAGAAAAGTTAGAAAGTGATTGGTGATGTGTAATGTTATCAGACTTCTACCGTACAGCAGAATGGAAAAAGTTAACTCACATCATCAAATTATCTAGAGTTGATGACAACGGCTTTTGGATATGTGAACATTGTGGAAAACCAATAGTTAAGTCTTATGATTGCATTTGTCACCATAAGATATATCTAACAGAAGAAAACTATAATGATCCGAACATTGCGTTAAATGAAAACAATATTGTATTACTACATCACAAATGCCACAATCGTGTACATAATAAGTTAAGCCAGCCAATAAGACAAGTGTACCTTGTCTATGGTTCACCTCTTGCAGGTAAAAGTAGTTATATTGATGATGTTATGTTGCGAGGTGATTTGTTGCTAGATATAGATAAAATATGGATGGCAATATCAAATCAGCCTTTATATATTAAACCTAAAGAACTAACAAGCAATGTGTTTGCTATAAGAGATTTAATATTACAACAAATTAAGCACCGGCAAGGAAAATGGCAAAACGCATATATTGTCGGTGGTTATCCTTTGTCAGCTGAAAGAAACAGATTGGCCAACACATTGGGTGCAAGGCTTATCCACATTGATACTGACAAAGAAACTTGTTTATCAAGATTAATTGCTTGTGAAGACAAGCGAAATAAGGAACAATGGAAAATATTTATTGAAGATTGGTGGGAAAAATTTTCAGCCACATTTTGAGAAGATCCCCCCACCTAAAGAAATAAAACAAAGCTAAAAGAGACTGTGGGAAGTTCTTAATTCTCGCAGAAAGTCAAAAAATGAGATTTTCCAAAACCAAATCAGCAAAAAATATAAGGACTTTGACAATGAAGAAAAAAGATAATCAAAGAAAAGAAAAAATAATTGAATATCTTAAAACAAATGGGTGTGATGTTGGCTTTATAAACCAAGCTGTTGATGAATTTATCTTTTTAGAAAACAGATTAATAGAATTAAGGAAGTTACCTTTTATTCAGTTTCATCCTAAGAACAAAAAATTACAGAAAGCAACACCAGCTTCTAAGCAATACAAAGAACTTCTACAGCAGTACACAAATCTGCTGAAAGTTTTAAGTAATTTTGCCGGTAATGATGATACAGAACAAAGTTCACCACTTAGAGAATGGGTTGAAAAGTATGTTAGTGACAGAAAAAACAATATGGACGGCTGATAATTCGTGGCTATTAAACTATTATGAGCAAATAGAGTGGGGAAAAATTATCGTTGGCCAAGAGTTGTGGCAAGAATTGAACAACCTTAATGAAGATTTCAAAAATGATAGGTATTATTACAATACTGATGATGCCAGACTGAGAATGAACATTATGGAAAATTGTATAAGGTTAACAAAGTCACCCTATTACAATAAGCCTATGAAGTTAATGCTTTGGCAAAAAGCCTTTATAGAAGCAATATATTCATTCAAAATGACTGAAACTAATTTTGATAGGTTTAAGAAAATTATTCTTCTGATTGCAAGAAAAAATACAAAGTCAGAAACTTGTAGTGCATTAGGGCTAAGTGAATTAATAGTTGGCAATGAAGGTTCTGATATAGTATGTAGTTCTAATGATGATAACCAAGCATCTATTACCTATGATGCTATTGATACAATGCGACAACTAATAGATCCACACGATTTAGACACAAAGAAAAACCAACGCTTTATTATTAATAAATCTAATGGTTCTAAAATTTTCAAACTATCAGATAGAACACGAAATAAAGAGGGCCGTAATATTGATTTTGCTATCGTTGACGAAACCCACGAAATGAAAAATAACATTATTGGCAAGTCAATAGAACAGTCACAATCCTTGAAAGATAATCCCAAGTTTATCAATATCACAACGGAAGGTTTTGTTATTGACGGATATTTAGATGATGAATTGAAAAAGGCTAGAGCAGTAATATGGGGCGAAGATGATGGAACATCAGCTGAACGATTACTGCCATGGCTATATACACAAGATTCAGAAGAGGAAATATGGCAGAATAGAAAATCGTGGGTTAAATCTAATCCAACATTAGGTATTGTGAAAAAGTGGGATTATATGGATGAACAAGTTGACCTTGCGAAAAAATCAAAAGCAGATAGAATTTTTGTATTATCAAAAGATTTTAATATTAAACAGAATGGCGTAGAAAGTTGGCTAAATCTTGAAGACTATAATTATAAAGCCGTTTATAGTCTTGAAGATTTTAGAAACTGCGTGTGTTTGGGTGCTTGCGACTTGTCGGAAACAACCGACTTAACAAACGCAAAAATTTTACTAATGAAACCAAATGACCCTGTAAAGTATGTCTATTCACATTATTTTATACCACAGTCAAAGTTAGAAAATAATGATGATGAAAATGCCGGTGCTAGATATAGCGATTGGTTAAAACAAGGCTTGTTGACAGTTAGCGAAGGTAATGATATAGACTTATCCTTAGTCGCTGACTGGTTTTATAAACTTTATAAAGACCACAACATTAAATTGTGGAAATGTGGCTATGATCAGAAGTTTGCAAAGGACTTCTTAACAAGAATGGACTATTACGGTTGGTCAAGAAAAAATGATGATATGGTAATGATACTTCAGAACGCAGAAACTCTTAACAATGCAGTTAAGCTATGTGAAGCTGATTTCCAACATCAACTTATAAACTACAATAATAATGACATGGACAAATGGAATTTAAAGAACGCAAGCTTGCTAGTCAATAGTAAAGGTTGTTGCATGCTTGTTAAAACTGAGCCAAGTAAAAAAATAGATGGTGCAGTTACTCTTGTTATTCTCTATGAAATGTACAGAAGATACAGAACAGAGTATAAGCAAATGATTGAAATGAGGTGATAACTTTGGGCTTTTTTAGTAACATATTTTCAAAACTATCTGCTAAAAAGCAAAATAAACATTACATTGATATGATGAATGGTTATGCTCCAGTCTTTAGTCAATTTGGAACTAACATCTATGCGAATGATATTGTACAGCAGTGTGTTAATTGTATTTCAGCAGAAATGAAGAAGCTATCACCGGAACACATTATACGCAGTACTAACGGTGATACTGAACCGTCAAAAAGCAATTCTATTCAACCGGTACTGAATGAGCCAAACGAATTCATGACCACATCCGACTTTTTGGAAAAGACAACAAATCTGTTATTGCTAAATTTAAATGCATTTATCGTTCCAGTGTGGCGTGAAAAAAGTGATAGAGGTGTTACAACAAGAACACTTGAAGCTTTATATCCTATTCAGCCAACACAAGTGGACTTTATTCAAGATGATAGTAACACATTGTTTATTCGTTTCTACTTTGCAAATGGAACGGATTACATACTTAAACATTCAGATGTTATTCATTGGAAAATGAGATACGCAACAAATGACTTTATGGGTGGTGACTTAAACGGTCAGCCGGATAACAGTGCACTTCTAACCACACTAGATACATACCACACATTACTTCAAGGTGTGGCCAAAGCAATGAAAGCTAGTTATGCCGTTAACGCTGTTGTGAAATATAACGGTATGCTTGATGATGGAAAGACAGAAAAAGCATTGAAAGAGTTAGAAACAAAACTGAAAAATGCTGAAAGTGGTTTTCTACCTTTGGACCTCAAAAGTGAATTTGTACCAATCAAAAAGGAAACTAAACTTGTTGATGCAGACACATTAAAATTTGTTGATGATAAAATTCTTAGACACTATGGAGTGTCTTTACCAATCATTACAGCAGATTATACGGCAGAGCAGTACGAAGCTTTTTATCAGAAGACCCTTGAACCACTTATTATATCTTTAGGACAAGCTTTTACAAAGGTATTATTTACAAAGCGTGAAAAAGGCTTTAATAACGAAGTGGTTTTCTATGCTAATAAACTAGAATTTATGACCAAGTCACAAATTTTAGAGATGATAAGACTACTAGGGGACCATGGAAGTCTATTTGAAAACGAAGCTAGAACTGCTTTAGGTTTAAGGCCATTGGCTGAGCTGAAGGGCGTTAGAATGCAGTCGCTGAACTATGTTAATGTAAATGATGCAAGAAAATATCAAGTAGGGGATGAAAGTAATGAATAAGCAACACGAAGTTAGAGCATATGACTTTGAAATAAGAGCCAGGGAAGATGAAGAACACGGTACTTATATTGAAGGTCAGCCTATTGTTTATAATAGCAAAACCAATCTAGGTTATTATGATGAAATTATAGAACCTGGTGCATTAAAAAATACAAATCTTAAAGATGTTAGATTTCTAGTTAACCATGATTTTAATATGATACCTTTGGCTAGAAGTAGAAACAACAATAAAAACAGTACAATGCAAATGACGGTTAATGATGAAGGTATGAACATTAGAGTTAATCTTGATGTAGAAGGTAATTCTAAAGCTAAGGAATTATATTCAGCAGTTAAACGTGGTGATATATCCGGTATGTCATTCGCATTTTACATTGATGACGAAGAATGGGAAGACTTAAAGACAGACCACCCAACAAGAAGAATTAAAGCTATTTCACAAGTGTTTGAAGTGTCAGCAGTGACATTTCCGGCATATGAAGATACTAGTATATCTGCTAGAGATAAAATGGCATTGGAGAGTGTCAAAGATGTACTGGATAGTGCAAAGAGGTCATTGGATAATGACGATAAGCAGTTAGAACTAGAACTAGAAAAAGAAAAAATTAAATTACTTAGTATTTAAGGAGAATGAAAATGAAAGAATATTTTGAAAAACTTATTGAAAGAAAAAAGAAAAAATTCAAAGAACTACAGGAAAGAGCACAGAATAGTAATGATGTTGCTGAAGTTCGTTCTATTGGTCAAACTCTTATTGCGTTAAGAGATGAAATTAATGATGCAGAAGAACAACTCAAAAAGCTAGAAGATGACGATAACAATGAAGGTGACAACGAAGGTGACAACGAAGGCAACAACGGCGAAAGCAAAAACAACAACCCTGATGCACGTTCTAGAGTTATCAATGGTGAAATTCGTGGTTCATTCGGTCTAAAAAACGGTCAGCCACAGAAGAGAGAAGAAGACCCATCAGATACAGTTGAATATAGAACAGCGTTCATGAATTACATTTGCAGAAATGTTCCTATTCCGGCTGAACTAAGAGAAGCAACAACTACTACTGATGCATCAGCCGTTATTCCTAAAACAATCGTAAGCGAAATTGTTAAGAAGTTAGAAAGCTACGGCAACATTTTTGCTAAGGTTAGAAAGCTAAATGTACAGGGTGGCGTTAATTTCCCTGTAATTGACTTAAAGCCATCTGCAAAATGGATTGATGAAGCTACGGCAAGTGAAGATCAGAAACTTACTGCAAACAAGTCAATTTCATTCAATTATTATGGTATTGAATGTAAACTAGCACAGTCAATTCTTGTAAATGTTACAACTCTTGAAGTTTTCCAGCAAGAATTTATTAATCTTGCAACTGAAGCAATGATTAAAGCTATTGAAATTGCCATTTTCAATGGTACCGGTGTAGGTCAGCCTTTAGGCATTATTAAAGACACTAGTGTTAAAAATGTAATTACACTTACAGCAGAAGAATTTGGTAGTTGGGAAGGTTGGCACAAAGTTAAAGCTAAGATTAAGAAAGCTTATCGTAATGGTAACTTTATCATGAACCAGTCAACCTTTGATGAAAAGATTGATGGTATGGTTGATAATAATGGCCAACCAGTAGGCAGAACTAATTACGGAATTGACGGTGAAGAAAAGTACAGATTCATGGGCAAAGATGTTGAAACTGTTGAGGACGATATTTTACCATCATACGAAGATGCAAAAGCTTCAAATGTAGTTGCAGTGTTCTGTAACCTATCCGATTACGCAGTTAATACAAATCTAGATATGACGGCTACTAAGTGGGTCGATAACGATAATAACAAAATCAAGAATAAGTTAATGATGATTTTAGACGGCAAGCTAATTGACCCTAACGGTGTTGTGCTTATTAAAAAGGGTGAATAATTAATAACAAAGGAGCAATAGCATTATGACAGATGAAAAACTACTAAAGGCAGTTAAAGCATCATTAGGCATTACAGGTGACTATCAGAATGAAACATTACAAGTTTATATTGATGAAGTTAAACAATATATGTTGTCAGCTGGTGTTGATAGCGTTGTAGTAGATAGTCAACTTGCTACAGGTGCTATTGCTCGTGGTGTTGCTGACCTTTGGAATTACGGTGCCGGTGAACTCTCTAACTACTTCAAAGAGAGGGTTACACAGTTGGCATTTACAGTAGGTGATGAATATGTATAGACCAACAACAATATTCAACTCGGTTGCAGAACTACAGACGGTCACTGCTGAAACTAAAAAAGGTGTACTAACAAAGACATACAAAACAAAGGATATTATATACTGTTGTTTTCGTTCATTTGGTGGTACAGAGAAGGTCAGCAACAATGTTATTATCGTAGAAGATACAGCAGTAGTAGAAACATGGTATAGACCGGACATTAAAGCTAATTGCCGACTAATAGTTAATAATAAGACCTATGAAATTATTAGTGAGCCGGAGAATATAGAAAACAGAAATCAGTTTATTCAGTTCAAGGTAAGAGCTATTAAGGGTGGTGCTTGATGTGGCCAAGTCAAAAAATAAAGTATGGTTTGATATATCAGGCTTTACTGAGTTAGCAGAACGTTTTAATGGCTTATATAAGAAAACAGATAAAATTGCTAAAGAATGTTTAATTGCTACACATAAGAATGTAACAGAGAAAATAAGCAAAGATATTGATAGACATACTGTAACAGGTGAAACAAGAAAATCACTATACAGAGAACCGGTAATCACTAAAGAGGGACACGATTTTTATAGTGTTAATGTTGGTTTTGATATTTCTGATGGTGGTTTAGCATCAATCTTTTTGATGTATGGTACACCAAGGATGAAACCGGATAGAAAGTTTAGAAGTGACTTGTACGGAAGTAAAACCAAGCAAGAAAATTTTGAAATACAAAACAAAATATTTCAAAAGTATGTACAGCAGTTAGGAGATTAAGAAATGGAAGATAAACTATTAGAAATTATAAGTAGCTTTAACTATCCTTTTTTCTTGCAAGGAACACTTGCTAAAGATGAACCTTATCCAACTGACTTCTTTACATTTTGGAATAGTTCTAGTGATAGTGAATCCTACTATGATAACAACGAAAATAGCATTGTATATGAATATGATGTTAATTTCTACAGTACAGACCCTGAAAGAGTTTATGCAGTTTTAAGAGAGTTGAAACAAAAATTAAAAGATAATAAATTTGTTATTTCCGGTGATGGCCATTCAGTTATAAGTGAGGAAAAGACCCACACCGGTAGAGGTTACACAGTTTATTATCGAAGTTAACACAAAGGAGAATATAAATGAGTAGTACAGCAGTTGAAGTAAAAGAATTTCGTGGTGTTAGACACGCAGTATACGCAGAGATTACTAAAGATACATCAGAAGAAATTACTTATGGTACAGTAAAAAGTCTTGCAGGTGTAAGTGAAATTAGTAAATCAACAGAGTCAAGTAATGAACCACATTACTATGACAATCAGCCTATGGTTACAGTTAGTTCTACAGGTAATGATGAAGTAAGTGTTAATACATCAGCATTGCCACTTGCAGTATATGCAGATATTACAGGTCAGAAGTATGATGAAACCAAAGGTGTTCTGGTCGAAGGTGAAAGAGAACAAAAGTATTTTGCTTTTGGTTATGTAACAAAGTTAACAGACGGTACAGAAATGTATGTGTGGAGATTAAAAGGTACATTTAATATTCCGGATGATACACATACAACAGAAGATGATGGTACAGAAGCAAAAGGACAAGAACTAACATTTACAGGTATTAACACTACACATAGATTTACAAAACTTCTAGACAAAAATAGTAATCCAAAGTCAGCAAGAGCAGTTACAGTTGATACTTCAGCAAATAAGTCAATTACTGAAAGTGATTTTTTTGCGAAAGTTCAAACACCTGACACAATTTTTACTGAATAATAAAATAAAGCAAGGTTACATAAATTAGTAGCCTTGCTTTTTGTCATATATAAGAGGTGAAATAAATGATTAAACTTAACATTAGAAATGAGAAAAATAAAATTGTAAAGACATATCAAACAGAAGAAGTAAATCTAAAGATGGGTACTGTAGAAGATATTGTTGAGGTTATTAACCTTGATAAACTGTTAAAAAATAAGGAAGATACCTCAGTTAACTTATATGATGTTATTGCTACTGTAGCAATGAACAGTTACGCAATGTGTAAGCCTATTATTAAAGATGTTTTTCCACAGATTACAGACGAAGAACTAAGAAATATTAATTTCAAAGAAGTAGTTAAAACAGTAGTAGATATTATCAAGTATAGTATTAGTGACATCAACAATGTATTCGGTACATCAAAAAACTAAGTGAGGGTAGGGAGCAAAAGCAACCTACCCTTTCTGCAACTTTGTTTGATATGAAATTAGCCTTGTGTGATAGATATAGTTCTCTTAATCCTTTGAGATTAAGATACTACAAATTTCACGAATTAATCAAAACATATCAAATGATAAATGTACACGATAGAAAGATAAAGAAATCATCAAGTAAAAAGACGGTTATTAGAAGACCGGCAGGAGATAATTGGGTGTGATGAATTATGGCTAATAAAAAAGAAAATCCAACCACAAAATTTAAAATTGATTTAAGTGAATTTAAAAGAAACATTGCTGATGCCAATAGACAGATTAGGCTTGTTAACTCAGAGTTTAAAAAGAGTACAGCAGGTTTAGATGATTGGGGAAAGTCAACTGACGGTGTTAGTGAAAAGCTAAAGGCACTTAATAAAGTTACTGAACTTGAAAAAACTAAACTTACAAATCTAGAAAAACAGTATGAGTTAGTGGCAAAAGAGCAAGGCGAAAACTCCAAATCAGCACAAGATTTACAGATTAAGATTAATAATCAGTCTGCTACTATTGCTAAGGCTGAAAATCAAATCAAGAAATATAGCGAAAAACTAGCTGATTTAAAAGCTAAAGAGGATGCAAGTAAAACATCATCTGAAAAGCTAAAAGCTGAAATTGAAAGTCAGTCTAAAAAAGTTGATGAATTAAAGCAGTCTTATATTAATGCTGTGCTTGAACAAGGCAAAAATAGCGAATCAGCAAAAGCACTAAAGGATGAATTATTAAAGTTATCCACATCTTTAAACGATAATAAGGAAAAGTATTCATCAGCAAAAAGTAAAGCAGAAGAGTATGCACAAGAACTTGATGATGTAGGGGATAACGCAGAGGACTTAGACGGTAGTTTTACAGTTGCTAAAGGTGCTATGTCAACTTTTGTTGCTGACGGTGTTGAAGTTGTACTTGATAAGCTTAAAGATATGGTTACTGACATTAGTAGTGTTGAAACGGCTTATAACAATTTCAGCAACCAGACGGGCATACAAGGTAAAGAACTGCAAAAATATAAAGGTGTCTTAGATGAACTGTATGATGACGGCATGGGCGAAAGCTATGAAGACCTATCGGAAACACTAGCACAGATAGTACAGACAACAAAGGAAACTGACCCATCTAAGATTAAAGAACTAGCCAAAAATGCACTTGTTATGCGTGACACATTTGGTTTTGATGTTCAAGAGAGTATGCGTGCCGTAAATATGCTTATGGACCAGTTCGGTGTGAGTGGTGAAGAAGCTTTTAATCTTATAGTCCAAGGTGCTCAGAATGGACTAAATAAGAATGATGACTTATTAGATAGCATTAATGAATATTCAGTGCACTATAAACAATTAGGCTATAATGCTGATGAATTTTTTAACTCACTCAAAAATGGTACTGACACAGGTACTTTTAGTGTTGATAAGTTAGGAGATGCCATGAAGGAGTTTGGCATCAGAACTAAGGATACTGCAACTAGTACAGATGAAGGTTTCCAACTTGTTGGACTTAATGCAAACAAAATGCGTAAGGAGTTCGCAAAGGGTGGTAAGTCAGCACAAAATGCAACCAAGAAGACATTAAAAGCATTGTTCAGTATGAACGACCAAGTAAAGCAGAACCAAGCCGGTGTCGATTTGTTCGGCACAATGTGGGAAGACCTAGGCATTGATGGTGTTAAGGCTTTGATGAATGTTAATGGTCAAGCTGACAAAACTAAAAAATCAATGGAAAAAATTAATGATGTTGCTTATGATGATGTTGATAGTGAACTTAAAGTGTTATACAGAACTGTGCAAACAAAACTAATTAAGCAAATTCTAAAAGACTTTTTGCCGGATATAGAAGATGGAATTGAATGGACCATTGATAACTTGCCAACAATTGGAACTATAGCAAAAACAGTAGGTGGATATTTGTTATCTATTTTCATAGGCAAAAAGGTATCATCTTTCGCAACACAAATTACTAATCTAATTACAACATTTTCTACCCTCAGAAGTACCACAGAGGGTTTAACAACAGCACAGAAGTTATTAAACATTGCACAGAGTAGCAACCCAATCGGTGCAATTGTAACTATTGCAGGTACATTAGTTACTACTTTTATGGCACTTAACGATTTGTTCGGGAAGAATTCAGACAAAACGTCAGAAATGAAGTCTAAACATGATGAATTATATAAATCTATTGACGAAGAAGCAAAAAAATGGAAAGAACTTAAAGAAGAAAGACAGAAAGCCAGTCAAGATAACACTAACGAATTTGGTTATTATGAAACTTTATTAGGCGAATTGCAACAAATAACTGATAAAAACGGTAATATCAAAAAAGGGTACGAAGAACGTTCGAAAGTTATTACATCTACATTGTCAGATGCCTTAGATACAGAAATCGAAAACAATGGATATGTAATTACATCTTACAAGAATGTAATTAAAAAAGTACAAGAAGCTATTGCGGTAAAAAGAGCAGAAGCACAGCAAAGTGCATATGGTGATTCTTACGATAAAGCAAAAGCAAACATAACAGAAGCACATACTAATATGACTAATGCAAAAGATGCAAACGAAAAAGCACAAACAGCATTGAATAGTGAATATTTAAAGTTAAGAACTGCACAAAGAAAGTTAAAAGAATATAAAGAAGAACACAAAGGTGAAGACTACTACGCACAAAGGGATTTTACTGATTTAGTGTCAGAAGTAAACGGTTCTCAGCAAAAAATTAATAATAGCTTATCAAAAACGGCAAAAAATGCAAGTAAGAAATTTCATGATGCACAAGAAACATATTTAGGATATGTTACAACAATAAAAAATTACGAGGGTGTTACATCTGCTATGGCAACAGGTGATATTAACAAAATAAATGATGCAGTATCTAATATGACAAGTGGACTTGTTACAGCAGAAAACGCAACATTAGAAACATTAATACAACAAAAAAAGAATTTTTCAAAGTACTATGAAAATTTGAAAAAAGAACTAAAAGAAGGTACACCGGGCGTTTCACAAGAAATGGTTAATACAGCTAAGTCAATGGTAGATAAGGCTGACAAAGAATTAACCAAATTAAAAAACAGTGGTCAGTATGCGGGTGAAGCACTATCAGATGGCATTGAGAGTAAAAAGGAAAAAGTTAGTAACACAAGTAAGAAAGTTGTTGATGAAGCAAAAACAAAGGCTTTACATACAGCAGAAGGATTGTTTTTTGCAGGTACAAAAGGTGCTGACAAAATCACAGAAGGCTTAAACAAGAATAAAGGCAAAGTTAGCAACTCTGCAAGAAATGCAGTAGGCGAAGCTAAAAAAAGTGCCGACTATAAAGCAAGTGAATTTTTCTTTACAGGTAAATCTACAGTAGGAGAGATTACAAAAGGTATTGTTAAGAACAATAGCCAAGTGGGTAATGCATCTAAAAGCACTATGAACAAGGCAAAAAAAGAAGCTAACAAGGTAAAATCTAAGAGTGTAGGCGAAAACTTTGTTTCAGGTCTTATTGAAGGACTTGAAAACAATTCTTTAATCAATCAATTAATAGATAGTGCAAGTAGTGTAGCCGGAACTATAGTTGATACTGTTAAAGATTTCTTAGGTATTCACTCACCTAGTAAAAAAGCTATGTGGGTAAGTGAACAGTTTGGAAAAGGTCTTGTAATTGGTGCTGAAAATAGCGAAAAATCGGTAGCTAATGCGTATGAGAATACAGCAGAAAAGGCTTATAAGTCAGCAAATAAAGTGCTTAATAAGAGCCTTGAACTTGACCCCATTTTTACAGATGGGTTAATACAAGCTAGAACTAACTTAGCTAATGCTAATAATAGTGTTAGCAAGGCTACACAAGATAAAGTTAACGGAACCGTTACTAACAACACAACTGTTAATAATACTTTCAATCAAACAAACACAAGCCCACAACCTCTTTCAAGGTTGGACATTTATAGAGATACTAAGAATTTAATTAAGCAGATGGAAGTGGTTAAGAATGTTTAATCTAATAGTAGAAACACAGAACGGTGAAAGACTTGATTTTTCGCAAGTAAGAGATAAATATGACATCTTATCCGTTGACGGCTTAACTTCTCCGGACACGAATATAAACACCTCTAGCTTATATTACACAGACGGTTGCTTAGTGAATTCAATGAGAGCAGAGAAAAGAAACATAGTTATTACACTTAACATTAAGCCACCAATTGAAATGAACCGGTTGAATTTATACAAATTTTTTGCTTGTAAAGCGAAAATAACGCTATATTGGACCAATGATAACCGAGATGTTTACATAAAAGGTATCGTTGAAAAATTTGAAACAAATCTTTTTGACAAGGTTCAGCAACCACAAATATCTATTATCTGTCCACAGCCCTATTTTATTTCAACTACAGAAGATGTTATTGGTTTTACTGATAGTGAAAGTTTGTTTGAATTTCCTTTTTCAATTAGTTGGCCACCGGGGAAGGCTATAAGCGAAGGCAAAGGAAGAATATCACAACTAGTTGATGTAGGTGAAGCTACCACAGGTATCATCATTAAAATTTCAGCCGTAGGTGGTGCAGTAACTAACCCTACAGTAGTAAACAGAACTACCGGTGATACTTTTACTATTAATTACACTATGTCAGATAGTCAGCAGATTGTAGTTAATAGTAATGCAGGTGAAAAGTCAATTTATTTATATACAGGTAGTAGCAAAAAGAACTTTTTATCTAAAAGAAAATACGGCACACAATGGATTACTTGTGTGCCTGGATATAATGATTTTTACTATACAGCAGATAGTGGTAGTGACTATATGCAAGTTGAGTTTATTATGGCTAAGAAGTATCAAGGAGTGTAATAATGGAAGTTTATTTATTAGATAGTAGTTATCAACCTATAACAGTTATAGATAACTATAAATCACTTATATGGACTAGCAGATATAACACACCTGGTGACTTTGAACTGTATGTACATGCTAATAAGGATATACTAAATCTTATAGAATCAGCAAGTTTTGTACAAAGAGATGATATACCAACTGATTTGATGCTTGTCGAAAAAATAAAAATTCAAAAAGATATTGAAAATGGCACATTTATTATTGTAAGTGGAAGAAATTTATTATCATATCTTGGTAGGCGTATTATCTGTTCCTCAGCTGAATTTCAAAACGAAAAAGCTAGTGATATTATTAATAGTGTTGTCAAAAACAATATGATACCTATTATTATTGGCGAAGATATTAAAAATTCAGCAGAGCGTTACATTAAAGGATTTGACATCAAATCAATGGCAAACAAAGGTGAGACTATTACAGCACAGTACAACGGAGAGAACTTACTTGATAAAGTAACAGAACTTTGTCAAGCAAATAATTTTGGTATGAAAGTATGGTTTGACCGTGATGCATATGATAGTAAAAATAGTTATATTCATTTTGAATTGTACAAAAGAGAAAAAGTTGATTATACTTTTTCGGAAGAAAACGAAAATATACAAAATCTAACGGTTACAACTGATTACACAAATTGGAAAAACTGTGCGTTAGTATTTGGTGAAGGCAAAGGACGATCACAATGGGTTAGACAAGCTTTTAGAATTCAGAAGCTAGAAACATTGTATCAAGGCTTATTTAGACGTGAAATATATGTTGATGCAACTAATCTAACTACTGACAAAGTGGCCGAAATGGTCGGCAATGTTAACGAAAACTACGAAAAATGCTTAATACAAAAAGGCTCAGAAGAATTGCACAAGGCAGAAATAATGAACATCAAGTCTTTTGAAGGCACAGTTATTGCCCAAAAAAGCGACTTTAGGACACTATATGATGTAGGTAACATAGTGCAAGTTGAAGATGCTGAAAGTGGATTATGGGGTGAAGTAACTATAACAGAAGCTACAGAATGTTGGGACGATAGTGGTTATACTATTACTTTAACTTTAGATGACCAAAAAATTTATAATAGTGCAACTATTCTTTAATAAGAGGTGAATTTAATGATTACATACGGTTTTTTTAATAGCGTAAATGGAGATAGAAGGTATAACGCTGACCAGTTAGGTAACTACTTCAAAGGATTAATAACAAATGGTGTGTTTGAAAAAGTAGGAAAGGCTTTGATTGTTACATCAAATAATGATATGTCGATTAATATCGGCTCAGGCAAAGCGTATATCAATGAAAAATGGATTGAAAATGATAAGACGGTTAACTATAGCATTGATGCATCAGATACAGCCTATGGCAGAATAGATACAGTAGTAATCAGGCTAGACTATACTGCCAGAACTATTAGTATTAAGATACTTAAAGGTCCTGCATCACCAACACCAACAGCAGTTTCAATAACAAGAAATAGTAGTATTTATGATTTGAAACTTGCAGAAGTTAAAGTTAATGCCAATGCAACAAAAATTACTACATCTGATATATCAGACTATCGATTAGATACAAAAGTTTGTGGTTTTGTGACAGGAGTAATAAAACAAG